TTACCAATTAAGGTAATGTCTGTTGATCTGTCGTCAATTTGACCGTCAGCAACTGTGGCAACTATGGTTCCGTCTGTTTTGTTAATCTGATATGCCATGTTATTTTACCTGTTAGAATGCCGGTGGACCGGATCTGATTATAAAGTTCATTGATATAAACGGATTCATCAAGCCCACAGGAGTACCGAGAATAGTGAGTGCTGGCTTTTTGACAGGTCCGCTGTCTTTGAGGTATTGGGCTTGGCCTGGGGCAGTGGGTCCGAGACCAGATGTTGCATCTGGATCAAGAGTTGTACTTATTGCTATCGCATTATAATTATTGGCAGCTGTTGCTAGCGTATGACTGTGTTCTGGCAAATTAGCTAACGTCAGTGCTACTGAGCTAAGACCTGCTGCACCCCCTAGGATCGTGGCTTGTACGTCTGGAACACGGCCTGCAGTTCCTCCGCCAGCGTCTACATAGGGGCCTGCTGTTGTTGGCACAGTGCCTGCATTATCCATGTTATCTTTGCCTAGAGTAAATCTACCCCTAAGGTCGGGCAATCTAAAAGTTCCTGTGCCTTGCAATGTAGCAGATCCATTATATATAACTCCGATAACATCGAATAAATCACTAAATTTTGCCCTTTCAACTTCCGACCCATCGCATAACAAATATCCATCAGGAGTTGTTCCGCCAGCATAAGGCAATATTGCACCAATTGGCACAGCTAAATCTCCCATGAAAACTTCTCTAGTCTGTTTCAATAATCCCGAACTGGCCAAGGTGCTTTCGCTGGGTCTGTATGTTAGGACAAAATCTCCCTTTTTACCCCGATTAGGTGCTGGTTCGGATTTACCTGCTATGATGTTTGCCGTAAGCGTAGCATTAAAGATTTTTGTGGCAGCGCCCACCTGGCCGTCAAACTGCACAGCGGGTGATACTACGTCACCTGCAAGTTGAAAACTAGTCACTGTGCTTAGGGCGGTGGCTGTGCTTGCGTTGCCATTGATATTTCCTTCCAATACACCCTGTATGGTATCTGCTATAACTGTTTTAGCACGTACATTGTTAAATCTTTTTAGGCTTGTGCCTAAATCATAGGTGTTGGTAAGTTTTGGTTGAATGACATTGGTTTGTAGTATTCCAGTAACATCTATGCCATCACCTACAATTAGATTTTTAGTAATTGCTGCGCCACCCGGAGTGCGTATACTACCATTATTTAAATTAGTACTAGCTGTGGTATTGGTAGATACCAGTGTTCCTGTGAGTTTAAAATTGCCAATAACATCTAGAGATTCAGTTGGATTTTCTTGATTTATTCCTACAAGATTATCTATTACTCTAAGTATTGTTGCTGGAATTCCGTTTCTGTTAGTCTGTAAATCAAGAGAGCTGCCTGCTGCAGAGTTATATATACTGTTGGATGACTCGGTCGATAACAGCTTGAATGTTTCGTCAACCCCAATAGAAATCCCGTTATTATTTTTTATTTTTATTTCATAGTCGGTGGTGTTGATAGTATCTGATCTAAGAAATGTTCCTGCAGCTTTTTCTACTCCACCCACTAATAGTGCTTGAGCATTTTTAGCAGTACCATTGAGTAGGGGTAAGAATCCACCTACAAAATTAGCTATTTCGGTAGAGTCTGCAGGAGTACTGATATTGATTCCCGATCTTATCGTAACGAATCCGGTTATTAAAGTTTTAGGAGTAAAGCTGTCTTTGCTTATAACGATCACAGGAATGTCAGCAATATAAAATATCAATATAAATCTATCTACGTTATCAGAATCAGATATTTTTTCTATAACTGGACCATACCGTAGACCGCCCACTGAACTTTCAGTGGGACCAACTAGAATCCATCGTGTGCCAGTAAATATCCGCAATTGTTGATTTGTGGTATCTACCCATAATTCTCCAACTTTACTAGTTTCTACTGCAGGTTGGCTGACTCCTTTCTGTATTCCAGAAGCTGATTTCCATGCTGTGTTATCCCAAATCTGTAGAGACTGCTCGCCCCCAGTGCTGTTATACCACAACTGACCTTCTACTGGGTTTACTGGTTGATCGGTGGATGCAAAATTTTCCAGCAATGATAAAAAGTTTTCCGCTATGATCTGTCCGTAGCCGGTGACATTTCGACCAGGAAATACTAGACTGGTATCTGTGCTAGAAGTATTATCAAATACTGTGATAGGACTTTTATTTTGGTTATCTGTAAAATTGACTATGTATGGCATGATTAAACCTCAGCAAAGCCAGTTAAACTCTGCACACGGATAGTGTAATCAATTTGCAGTAATCTATTCAAACTTTTTTGCACTGGATGAAATATAACGTGTGTGAGTAGCTTGCCGTCTGATGTGTTTGGTCCAAGTCCTTTTAAACCCAATTCATCAAATACAAATTCGCCATTCATATCTACACTGTTGTCAAAAGCTTCCTGATCCAGGGGTTCGCCGTAATCTAGCAAACAACTGATTAAAATATCACTGTAGGTAGCACCACTGATATGTCTAATTTCCATCTTGTTTCTGATCGGATCTTGATTTTCAATAGTGTTTTGATCCACTACCTTTTGATAGGTTTGATTATATAGACTAGAATTTACTCCGACTGTGTTGGGGGTAAGATATGTGATAAGTCCTGTAGGATCCACTGTGGTTCCACCTGTACCAAAAATCATTTGATATACAGTTCCATAACCTTGATTACTTAGACTGTTGACCATAGCTACACTCATATTTTCATAGTGAATGGCATTTCGTTTGTCCACAAAAACTTCTTTGGTTTCGGGATCATGGATTTTTATATGTCCTTCAAAGTGAAATCCACCCGTTTCGTTTGGACGAGATTGAGGAGTAACTATTGGTTGATCTTGATTATTTGGCATTTTGATCTCTTTTTGTTCCATCATGTATTTATTCAGGTATAGTGGAGGTCTTTTCCACAATGAATCTAGCTATAGCTGTGTCTGAATATATCAAACTCACGCCATCTGTAGCTGTGGTGCTACCCCTAGCATACCAAGTTTTACCCTGTCTTTGTAGCACCGTGATTCGAGTACCTGCCGGTAACACAGTGGTAAGTCGTATCTGTGCCGCCACACCGTCTACACTGAATTCAGCTTCTTGCATCTGATCTGCGGCTGGGCTAGCAGCACCATTGGCTTCTACGTAAACAGATTGAGGATCTTTTTTCAGTCTGCGGCCGGCAGCAAACACTTCTATTTGATCACAAGGACCGTAGGTTGTTGGTATGGAATTTCTAAACCACGTACCACTTCTAGTACCTTTTTGAGGCACAAAATCTAGAGGACCGATTAACAATGTACTACCGTCGCTGGTAAAGTCAGTTCTCTGTTGAACTTCATTGTAAGGTATCACTTCACGGTACCCCACATCGACCACCGATGTGCCCTGAGCATATGTATTTGCTATAGCTGTTCCTTGGGCACCTCTGCGTAATTGACTTAATGTGTTGCCTGACTTTGACATGTATTCAATGCGTTCACTTTGTATGAACACAACTCCCGGTACATTTCTACTGGCTATTGGTTGAGACAGATCGGTAGCGTCGGTAACTTCTACGACAGTATCGTAGTAGTTTAATATCTTGGCTAACTTACATTCACCTTTTGAAAATCTATTGTAATGAAATACATTCAACATGTCTTTGTGAATTTCATAAGCTGACGGTAATTTAAAGGTAGCATTGGCAAAGTTTACAATTTTTATAGCATCTGCAGGGGTTGTGTCTGCTGTGATGTATACCACCGCTCTAGGCAAACTCACATAATAGTCTTTGTCTTGTCTCAAACGAAATCCATTCTTATATACCCACACATAACTTACTGATATCGGGGGTCTTGATAATTGATACTGTACTTGACCTCCGCTGCTTTCATCTTGAATAATGCCCATAGATGGATATTCGCCGAACCAGGTAACATTAACTGCAGGATATGTTGAATCAGATATCGTAGAATCTCCTGGGAATCCAAAGTCAAATGCAGAATCTACTGTGATAATATTGTCTTGTATAGAATATTCTGCCCTAAGATTATTTTCAATCTTGATAGCATCGCCGATGGATAATTTAGATGCGTTAACAGTTAACTGTTTGATAGGTCCATCCAGGATGTAGTCTACAACAAATGTTCTAGGTATATTGTTTATTAAAACTTTTAGATTCGCTGGTAATATGCTACCGCCAGGTTCGAGTGGGTCCACTCCTAGAGAGAATACATTATTAGTACCGTCATAGACAGCATACACTGTATCAGGCCCTTTCAAATATCGGCCGTTGGCTTCAACTAGCATCGAGCTTAGAGACGACCCTCTAGCTAATTCGCTAAAGCCGCTAATCTCAAAACTTCTTGTACTTCCTTCAAAGTAGAAAGTCTGAGTGTTAACCTGTATCAAAGACAATCCTGAACTATCGGCATCGGCTGTTGATTCCAAACATATTATTTTAACTATGTCGCCCACTTGTGGTGTGATTCCAAAATCTACCAATGTTTTACCCACAGCATCGACCACATCTGTGCTGTTACGGAATCCCACATCAACCTGTGTACCGTTTACACTAACAAATACACTGCTGGTATTGTCGTAATTGGCATTGGTTAAGAACAGACCGGTAACGCCATCTGCAGTATAGCTTTGATAATCTAAAATACCAACACCACCGATCCCTATACTGAGTATTTCTACAAATTCATCCACCAACGGAGCCACTAAGAAGTTTACCGTGTTTGTTTCAAGATTAATAGTGTAGTGTGTGTCTATGATTCGCGGTGTGTTAGACACATACACAAACACTGACTTACTTTCTAATACTGTTTGTCCTATGGCAAATTCTGTATCTGTACCATTGGCTGTTTTTACATTGGATTGTAGTGTTGCTGCACCAGAGATTGCATTATTGTATACTTTAATTGAAACACTTTCTATAACCTGCCCCGGAACATTTTCTTCAGGTGCCGGTACCACATTAGGATCTATAAATTTGCCGCCAGTGATAACAATTTCTTCTGCAGTGGTACCGGTGGCTGTAGCATAGGCACCGCTGATTGATGACAGCGATCCTCCACTGAGTTTAGTATCTAGAATATTAGCATCTGTTATAACAACAGATCCATCACTTTCTATAGGGCGGAATATGAGAATATCACCGTCTACAGTACTTAGATATCCACCAATGGTCACTACTGCATTCACGCCATCACCGACAAATGTTGGCATTTCTGCTGTTGGATTTGTGCCTGTGCTAGAATCTTGTGCAGATGAATAGTTTATATCATCAACCCGTACCGTGATATTAGTATTCTTTCGTTTGATGTAGATGTTGATTTGTTGGCCGGCAGCTGGAATATACGGTAGTGTTACTGTACCAGTACTGCCATCGGCAACATGATAATAATCCGAACTAGACTCTACTGAATCCCAATTGTCTGTGAACCAAGGTAGAGCATCCCATCCACCAGTAACATCAAACGTGGTGCCTTGTATTCTGACTCCACCGAAGTCGATACCTGTCATTAGTTGATTTAGTTCTTTTCCTATCATACCTGCTTTAGGTGTGTAGGATTGGTTGATTCTATTCACCGCATCTAATAACAGAATATTTTTGTCATAGGTCACTGTGATTTCGTCATCCTTAGGTGGGGCTGTGTTAAACACCAATTTTCCGCGCAATAAAGAATAACTGTCAGTGGCTTGGTAATATAGATTGATTGCGTATTCACTAGCTAATACCACTTGTGTTTTTTTAGTTGCTGCTGATTTCTGTATTACTCTAATTTTAGTCTTGTCATTAGTCGGTGAGTAATTCAACAAGAACACAGCACTGCTACCGGTGGCTATAAATGTCTGTGTCTGTGAAAATGTGTTGTAAATTCCGCCTGTAGAAATTCTATCAAACTTCACTGAAACATCAAATGTTCGAACTTGAGAATCGCCTATAACTGCTATCGCTTTGGCTTGAATAGAGGTAGGAGAATTTCCGCCTACTAACGTAATCGTCGGTGCTGCGGTGTACCCGGATCCTGCAGTTAGAACCTGTATGCTTGAAACTTTACCATTAGAAATATATGCTTTAGCGGTAGCGCCGGTGCCTGTTCCGCTAATCAACACCTTGGGCGGAGTAGTGTAGTCTGAGCCCTGTCGATACACTTCTATAGCAGTTACCGTGTAGGCGTTGTTATCTGCCCACCATTTCCACGGATACTGCGATATTTCTGTTGATAACGCATTAACAGGATTAGCACGACCATCCAACACCGAATACGCTGGTGGTAAGTCAAAATCAGCCACCGCCGATGAATATGTTTCTGGTTGAGTATAACGACTGATATACTCTCTAACAGTGGTTCTAAATGGTTTGACTTCGTTGATGTATTCTTGATAACTCGATAAATTATCATTTTTGTAATTTGGCGGGCTAGCTAATGTTCCAATGTTGTGCGTGGCATTTAGGAAACTGGTTTTAAATACCCAATCTACATATTGTTGTTCGCTGAACACATGCCGTATTGAAGCAAAAAATAATTTATTCCATTCTACTGCATAGTCGCCGATAAACACTTCTTGTTTAATCGCTGTGAAAATGTTTCTCAATTCTCTAGAATTTTCAATGTCATATGTTGTGGTATCAAATGCTTGTGTGTTGTCAAATCCAACTCCGATTGCACCTGTGTCATACAACGAGGAATTTATTTGGATGGTGCCGAGTTGTCTGCTGACTAATAGATATCTATCTAGAAACAACTCAGCAGTATCTGAGATTTTTTCAAACACTGCCCAACCGCCAGCGGCGTATTCTTTGACTTTTATGATATCACCAATAGCAACTTGAGCATCAACTATTTCGTAGATACTATTCAACTCTTTAATTATTCGAAGACTGCTGTTATATCCGGTTCGAACCCAATCTATTTTACTCCAATATTTGGTAGTATCAAAGGATTGAGATTTACTACGGAAATATACTTTACGAGCATCGTCCCAAGAATATATACTCCAAAAATCATTCAAGGTAGCATCATTGATAACTAATACAGAAAAATATCTAACCTGAACTGTTATACTGCTGTATTTTTTACCACGATTAGTTACTATCACAGCAATTACACGACCCTGGCCGTCTATATGGCACACTGCGGTAGCATTAACTCCGTCTCCAGATATAGCAATTGGTGGACCAAGATAAATTCCACTCTGTTCTTGATCAAATAATTCTTTAGGTTTATATCCGTATCCCGGATCCACAATGTCTATGGTATCTAATTCACCATTGATTAGATTGCCTTGTAGAACAGCACGACGAGTGTTGGTTGTTCCTACTGTCTGCAGATCGATATCAGTGTCTACCACCACATCATAAAGATTCAATGCAGCACTAGGCACAGTATCTACACTGCTGAGATTGGTAAAATCTATGGTTTCTGCAAACGTTTCTTTTTGTAAAATATTGTTGATATATTCTATAACAATTTTCAGTGCTAAAATTCTATCAACAAACATGGTCTGCCGGGGTCGATATTCGATTCCGTATTTTTGTTTAGCTGACAGCGATATATCTGGAATTCTGTTGCCGGAAATATCCGATCCTACAAGACTATCAATCCATTTGTTTTCTAGTTTAGCAGAAGGCAAACTGTCAGCTACCCCTTCGGTGAGTAACTGATATTCGTTATGCACAGGAATCTGTGATTCTAAATTTTTTCTAATTTGTAGATTTATCAGTGCAGTGTCAGACTGCATAATTGATTTAAAATTGTAACTTAACAATTTGTCTGATTGTAAAAATGCTACAAATGCAATTCCAGTGCCTGCAGGATTAGAAATTAAGTTTGCTACTTCAGCTGCTGATCGTTTACGATCCACCATGTTAGAAGGAGTCACCGCTTTGCTTCTCACCCAGTAATAATATAGTGTTTCTGAAACTTCGCCAGTAGTAGAACTAAAGAAAAATTTCACACTGTAAACATCATTGTTAGGATATAAAGGTTGACCGCTGATTCCTTGGGCCAGTCCTGCATTAGTATCTGCCAAAGCTGCCCATTCATTAGGTAATAACACTGTTTCTACCCATTCATAAACATCAATGCTGGCGCCTTGAACTGTTTGATTCCAATTTCCTATTCTATAGGCAGAATCTTTTTGTTCTGCATATTGAAACTTGGCGGTGCCAGTATTCCACCATAATTTGCCTACATTTTTTTCTAACCAATTAATAGTAGGATCTACTACTACTTCTGTTGTGCCTACAGTATATACTGCAGGGTCATAGGGAATTTTATATTTTATTTCTTGTTCAGCTATGTTTAATATTTTTCCTCTGGCGGCATCAATATAGTCTATGTCTTGTATTTTTACATTTTTAACATTATCATATAGTTCAATTTTCTTTATTTTTCTTAGATCAACCAATGACTGTTGGTTGGTCAACATAGTCCAACTTGTATCAGCAGCGTTAGAAGTAAACAAGCGAGCAATTCCTTGATAGGTATTAGTCACTGAATTTCTATAGTAAGGAGACCCGACCAGCAACTTTGTACCCACGCAATCTACACTGTGACCAAATGATTCATCTGTTTGTAAATCGCTGTCAAGTTTTTCTGTGAGGAAAAATATTTGATCTTTTTTATCAAACACATAGACACCGCCAGTAAATCCCCGGTCTACATAAAAGCGTGTTCTACTATTATCAAAAGTTGTATCTTCTAATAAATCAAAGTTGATAGGCAATGTAGTTTTGGTATTTCTTGCGCCAACCGCTATCTTTGCACTATCGGGGCTCACTGACACAGCGAAACCAAAATACTCGTTGGCATAGATTTCATAACTCTGTAAACGTTGTTTCACACGGAATTCAGTACTTGCTTGATCTAGTTCCAACACATATACAGCACCTTGATCTTGATAGTTTACATCTGTCTTAGGACAAGAAACAGCCAAGGTAGTTCCGTTGGAATCCATGTCCATGCTAAACCCAAATTGATCTCCTGTGCTGATAACTAATCCAGAATCGATGTCAGTGAACGACGACAACGATCCGGCATTGATCATCTGCGTGAATTCGTAAGATTCGTATTCAGTTTTCTTCTAAACAAAAATCTTGCCGCTGGAAGTGGAGGTGCTGTCTCCAACTTGTTGCCAACTTGCACTATCTGAGGGATCCTCGTTGTAGCTTCGATATGTACTATCTGGGCCTAAGAATAAATCACCTAACTGATAGTACTGATATGACTCGTTGGGCGATCCTCGATGTCTAACTGTTTCACCTTCAACATATTCTACATCGGCACGCCATAGTCCCCTGTAGTTAGCAAAGTAGGCACCGTCACTGTCAGGTGCGCCTATGACCAATATACTGCCATCACCGCTCATAGTCATAGAAAATCCAAATTGATCTCCCTGCTTGACTAATTCTAATTTTTGTGTATCTGTCAACAGTCCAGTGGTGGTAAATTCTAAGGTAGAACCATCATCTTCTACAGCGATGTTTGTAGGCAAAGAGCAGTGTGTAGAAATCTCGCTGACTTTTAACCAGTTCTGAGAGTCTAGAGTGATGGTACTACCGTCTGATGTTGACTCATCTAGATTCTGCCATAGATTACCACGAACAGCTTCGCCCACAGGATCTTGGGCTGCTTGCCATACTATTTCGCCTTGCTTGTATGAATCAAATAGATTGTAAATTCCCTTGTACAAGGGGTTTTCCATGTGTGTCCACTCAGTTCCAGTGTACTTGATAAGATACACTCTGCCTGTGTTATTGTAAGAACCTATAGCAGATACTGCTAGATAATATTCGGTTCCGTTTACTCCGATGGTAATTTCTGATCCAAATTTTTCGTTGTCTGTGGGTCGCGGACTCACAAATGCTGTGGTGTTTATATATCTGCCGCTGACAAATTCATATACAGCAACCATACCTTGTTGATAGTAACCAGGATTACGTGCTGATGTTTCAG